ACTATCTTCGGGGACTATATATACTTTTCCTGACACACCACAAGTTATTTTTTCACCTACAACCAAATCGCCATTATCAATTCGTTTACCTCTAAACTTAATATCTCTCATCACATTTCCTCCTTATTGAAATACTCCTCATCGTACATTAACCCTTCGCAAAATGGGCATACTGTATATCCTCCATTTGCGTCTGCTTCGTTTATAGTATAGTAACTCCACTCTTTGCAATGTGGACAAAGTGGAACGAAACTTAATATATCACCTAAACCATTCACTCCTTCAATGTCTTTAATGGGTTTCGCTTTTTCAGGCAATCCATGTTTCTTTTTAAATTCTAATTGTTTTATGTATTCTTTCATTGATTCTGAATCTTTTTTAGACAAACTCATTTCATTCCCTCCATTACTTCCATGTTTCGCCTATATAAATTACCCATTTTAATAAATGTATATACACATAAGGTTTTCCGTTAGACTTAGAAATTTCCATTCCCAAACTCCAATCACCTTTGTCATGTTTAAACATTTTAATACCTATCTTTAATTTTTGTTCTCTCATTACATTTCTCCCTTTATTTTTATTAACTTGTATCTCCAGAATGATGATATGGACAAACCCAATATGTTCCTCTTAATATCATCAATGCTCCACAAATTGGACATCTCATTACATTTCTCCTTTCACACAACATTCTTTGCAAGCCATTCTGTTCCCTAATCTTCCAACCGTTACCATTATCGGTGTTTCTTCATCTGCAAATTCATGACCGCAAATAAAGCATTTTTCAAATTTTGACACACTTAAACGGTGTTTTTTTCTCGATTGTTCAAATTCTCCAAAAGTAAATTTTATAGCATTAGGGTAAAAGTTAATATCATATGTTTTTTTAGTTACTTTGGTTATTTTCATATTTCTCCTTTCACTGCATCCACCCAATCGGTGCTTCTAATTCCCATTTCCCACATCTTCTTGGCTTCTGGTTGCGTATAAATGTAAACCATTAACGCACCCTCGATACTTGCATTATTATCTAAGCACCATTCCAACCGTTCAACCCCTGCAACTACATTTGAGTAAATGCTATCAACTACTCCAACATCTTCTCCGTAATCTGCATCATACTTTTTAATAAGTTCAGGGTGTATCTTCATAACCCCATATCTTGGGATTCCATCGTCTGGTGGTTGGCTGTTGATAATTGCATACACAAGGTTAGCATCAACATTTCTTATAGCACATTCAACCCTTATTACTTCTTTGATTGCTTTACCTAATTCTACTGTTTGGCTTGTTTCTATTCCCCCACTTGTCGTAAGTTGTGTCGGCTCATTATAATGAATTGTAGTGTTTCCAATATTGCCCAACCTTGAACTAATGATTATTAAAAACAAAACTATTAGGTATAAAGCAATACTATCTATTATATTTTTGAGTAGGATTCTTTTCTTGGTGGGGAACTGTTGTTTCAAAGACTTCCACATTTCTCCGAATCTGTACTCGATTTCAAATAAGAAATTTTCCCATTTAGTCATTTTTATTCCTCCGCTAAATATTCCAATATATCGCTAATAGCTTCATGTTCTTTTGGTGTAATCTCCGACATATTTAAAAATCTTAAAACTTCTTTTGCTTTATCAAGTTTATCTCTTGATTTGGGCTTCACTAAGTTTTCATCCCACATTTCCATTTCACATAAAAATGCAACATTACAAGCCAAGTGTTTTAAGCGAGATATTCCACTTTCTTCATCAACACCCTTATTGTCATCAATATAATCAATCATGTGTCGATACATAGCATTAACATATCTAACCTTTTCAACTCGTTTCCAACTATCAGGGTCTTTATATTTTCTGTTTCCGTATTCCCTAATCTCTGCAATATCCTTAATTATTTGTGATGGAACAAGGCTTAGTTTATGTTTCCCTGCATCTGCTTTAATTTCTTGGTTTTCCTTTTCAACTCGTTCAACTATGTCTATTATTTCTTCATCTTCCATTATTCTCATTACTTCTTTCCTTTCTTCTTATCTAACTCTGCACCAATAGCTTCTCCGATTTCAACCATAGCTTTTTCAATATCAGCAAAGTTCTGTAACTGTTGTTCATAACTCTTAGCATCTGTGCTAATTCCCTTTTTCTCTACAAAACTCGCTAATAACTGTGTAAAATGTGGAGAATAACCACCAACCTTAACCTGCTTAGTTGAATCTTCCCCTTTTCTGTTCTTACAGGGTACAGTTTCCATTATCCAAACACAAAGGCTATCTCCATAAACTGTGTACTTGCCTATTTCTATTTTCATTTTCTTCCTCCCAAGATACTTGCTTCTCTATCCAAAAATTCTATAATCTCATTTATTTTGTTCACTATTTCTCTATCGTTTGGCGGTCTAGTAATCATAAAATCTGGGTGTCCTTCTTTTGGTTCAATTACTCTATCTAATTTGTCAATTCCACAAGTTATTGTTACGTTTTCGGTGTTTCTTGTATTAAAAAATTCGCTCATTTCAACCCCCCCCTATAATTCTTCCAATTCTTTTTTGTAAAGTGCTAATTCATCTTCAAGATACTTTGTGATTATTTCTTCTAGTTCAAGAGGAACATAATACATCGCTGTTCGCTTAGAACTCACCATACTAATTTCATAATGTGCCTTAGTTTCCCCACATCTTTTTCCTAACAAATCTTCTAATGAATCTATTTTTTCAAGTATGCTTTTTGCTTTTTCAACTTGTTCAGTTTTCATTCTAACCCTCCTTAACTTCTCTTATCCTTTATTTGATAACTCATACTGAAGCTTTACTATTTGCCTAGCCAACGGTCTTAGTTCTTTTTCTAGCCTATGAAACCTATGCCCTATAAATCGTATATATTCTGAGCTTGATACTTGTTCTCCGTCAATAAATCGTCTGTCTGTTGCATTATTCCACTTTCTATGCGGTCTGTTCAATCCCAAGTTGTTTGCCCTCCTGCATATCGTTGAATCGCTACCGTACATCATTCCAATTTCTTTGTTAACCATTTCTCTTATCTCGCTATATTCTTTTTTGCCAACATTTTGTTGTATGAGGGTATCTACTTTTCTTAGTTTTTCAGATTGTTTGCGGCTAAAGCCTTTATACACACAATGATATTGCACTTGTCTTATCGTAAGGTTAATATTAAACCGTTCATTTAGTTTAGTTGTTGCTTCTTTATATGGATATTTTAGCAATTCACTTTCAATAAAGTTATCCATTTCTTCTGTCCAAAATCTAATTCTAGTTACTATTTTTAATTTTTTGTTTGCGTGTCCCTTTAACGCATCATATGAAATGTTCGTTGCAAATTGATTGTTGAACTTGGACACACATTCAGAAACAGTGGTATAATTATTTTTTATAAACTCGTCTTGTTCTTCTGTATACCTATGCCGCTTCCCCATTATATCAACTCCTCAATCCTTGATGAAAGTTCAGGTTGTGTTGCTTTCAGTTTATCAAACCTTATTATTATGTCCGCATTGTTAATAACCTGCTTGGCAAGTAGTGCCACCGTATTAGCACCCCTTATCACCTGAATATCCCCATTGCTTTCTCTCACCTTCGTTATCTCGTCACCTAACACACTTTGTAATTCTGTTAATTTCATTTTCTAACCCTCCTTAACTTCTCTTAGTATAACTTATGCTATATATCTTTCAGCATCATCCTCATTTTTTCCATAAACTCTTCTCTTTTTGCCTCATCTTCGGGAGTTCTCTCCTTTGCGGGTTCAGCAAGTCTTTTTTGTTGCTCCGCCATTTCCAATTCTTCTCGTTGCTTTCGCTTTAGACCTTTGGCAATTTCTTTTATTTGCCCGATTGCTGGAGGGAAGCCTGCGGAGTCGTCTGCAATGTATTTATCTAATGCCATAGCGGTTAACTTAAAATCGTCATCCGCTAAGTGCCTGCTCCATAAGTTTATTGCGTCTTCTATTTCTGTGTTTTTATGGTAGTAGTTTGGGTAGGCCGTCTTGATTGTTGTCATTATGTAGACTATTTCCTGCTTCGTCATCTTCCATCATCTCCTTTAAAATATCCTTAAATGGATTACTGCTCTTTACCTTGCTGTTTTTATAGTTGCCCTCCAACACCTTTACGATATTGGTGTCATTTGCCATTAGCCAATCAAATTTCGCAACCCAACCTCTATCGTTATCGCCTGTTAAAAACTTTGATTCCTGAACTAATATAAAAGCCTGTTCAAATATATCTATGTTTTCAAGTTCCTTATAGCGAAGTGCTATTTGTTTCTTTCGCTTATCGGTGATTTTAATTATTTTTGGTGCTTCAGTACAAATCTCGTTAAATAAATTTACTATTTCTTGATATGGGATTGGGTCGGGTTTACTTATTGGAGTTTCAACACCCTTTACGATACGTGGTACGTTTCGTGGTACGTTATGTGGTACGATAGTGTCATTGTCATTGTCATTGTCATTGTCATTGTCTATGTCATATATAGATAGCATTTCTTTAATTTCTAATATCGTTTGCCTTTCATCTTTACTGTCTTTAATAGTTTTATATACTTCTCCCAATAACCATGTATCTTTAATTAAAC